GGCATTGGTAGCAGCAGCCGATAAACTTGAACACGAGTTTTGCATAATAACGGATGCGTAGTTTAAGTCTTAGAAGTTTCATGCGGTGTGTAATGTCTCCCTAAAGAGCCTTTTATGTTCGAGCTTTACAAGTATTTTTTCTTCAATTGTTCCGGACGCCACCAATATCCGCTGCACGCAAGGGGACTTTGCCCCTGCTCTGTGGATACGGCCTAAGGTTTGCACGTAGGCTTTCTCGTCGAACGTGGGCGAGATCAAGCTCATCCGAGGATGGCCGCCTACCGTATCGTGCAAGGATACCCCCGTCCCGCCTGCTGCGATATTGCAGACGATCACTCTTGCCTCGTTGCGTTGGAACGATTGGATATTCTCTTCGCGCTCCGTATCCTTCTGGCCGCCGACTACCACAGCGCACTTCGCGCCGAAGGATTCCTGCAAGGCCCTTACGGTATCGACAAAGTTTACAAACACGGCAACGCTGAATCCCTCAGCACGGGCTTCCCACACCATGTCGATGATGTCAGGGACCTTAGCCGCTTCGGCCAACTGTCTCGCTCTGAGCATTTCCACTAAGACGTGTGGGGAAGCACCACCGTTTTCAAGGAACTGCTCCACGATTTCCGGCGTGATTCCGTGTTCGGCGTAGAACTTGGCGATGTCTTTTAGGGAGGCGAACGCAAGAGGCTCCGTGATAATTTGGTTCCCTGCGAATTCGCTTGCAAGATCCTCGCAAGTCAAACGCGTGGCGGTTACACCATACATCTTAGCGTTGATCTCCTTGAGCTTAGCGACTGAGCCAGCATGCCAAGCGTTCCAATGGTCCTTGCGGCAGCCGTGTTCCAGCATCCAAGTGAACCAGCTCTTCAGCTTACCCTCTGCACGGTTCAAGGAATGCAGCCCTAAGGCAAAACCAATACTCCGCATTTCGGTAGGGTCTTGGCAGGCCGTAGCGGACAGCATCAAGTTGTAGTAGCCTGCTTGCTTCGCAGCAATGAGCATCTGACTATTTTGACTGAATGGGGACATGCAGCGGTGGATCTCATCCCAGATGATTAGTGTATTTTCCGGTAGCAGCCACCGGAAGAGTTTCTTGCCAACCTTAGCCAGATGTGGCCCGCCGCGTTTGAGCTTCTCGTAGTTGGTTACAAATACGGGCTCAATGCCTAGCTCCGCGAGCTCGCGCTTCCATTGCGGGATAACGATCTTCGGGCATACGATGGCCACAGGCATGCCTAATTCAAGCGCGGCCCTACATGAGATAACCGTCTTGCCTACTCCGGTTCCTGAACTATCCAACGCGCCCTTGTGCTGCAAGAGCGCGTCCTTCAGGAAGTCAACGGACGTTCGTTGTTTAGCGTAAAGAGTTTTCATTGCTTGCCTTTAGGTTCCAAGTCGTTATGTAGAGTCTTCTTGAAACCAACATTGCCTGCAATGTGATATACGACTACCCCTTCTGGATTCATGTAGTTTGGCGCGGCGAAACTTCCGTTTCGTTTCAAAGCACGAAGAGCTGCATCAGTGACGGTGACATCGTCGTAGGTATCATCAAAAAGGCAACGATCGAGGATAGGCACTACCTTGCAGCAAGCAGGCGCACGTTCTTGCGGTTTATGGGTCATCTCTTTGGTTTTGTAGTCCCATTCCACGGATGCAACGCCAATTGGATCGTCTCCAGCAACCCAACGATTTGCGTTGAATAGTGAAAAGAAGCGTTCACCGTTCTTGAAGCCGTAGCCGCGTTGAATGCCGCTACCCCACCATTCGCCAAAATGGTGTCCTTCACCCAACTTGAAAAGTTCGCTGGCATTAGCGACTGCCCAATTGGCGAAGCCGTAGTTGTCATTGGCAGTAGTAATCCAACGGGTCCGACTGCCAGCCCACATGCCTAAGGCACTGCCATCTTTATTGAAAAGTGTGGCGATTGACTTATAGTCATTGAAGTCTGCGGGTCCGATGTAAATGCTGGCGTTCGTGCCATCAATTTTTTCGGTGATGATGCACTCGCGTGATAAGCGGGCCATTTTGGGGAATGGTTTGAATTCGGTCATTTGTTTAGGTAGTGTGAGTTAATTGCGTCATAGCCCGATTTTCTTACTTTGTTTCTAATCAGGCCGATCTTCTTGTCGAGTAAAGATAGTGTGGTCCCTGTGTGGTGCTTGCCGGATACCCGACTCAAACACCAGTCTGATAATGCTTGCAGCTCTTTCTGTAAGCGGCGGCGGTGCGCGTCGTCGATGATTTGTTTATCAGTCATTTTTCCATTTGCCGATGGTTTTGAGGAATGCTTCGCAGCGTTGAGCGGCGGGGGCGCAGATTGGGTGATCGCATATTCCCAGTAAATTATCCTCGTAGATATCAATGGCGCTACATACGCCCACACCGCCTACATGGATGTCCGGCATCTGGCTCAAGACTACCTCAAACTCACGGCAGGCGTTTAGGTCGTTGGGGTAGTTTGGGTAACTCGTAAAACCGCCCCAGTTCTGATACACCCTTCCGTCCGGCGCGAGCCAGTCACTCTCGTTTTTTCTCATTACCCACCCGCAAGCTTCAGCAATTGCAATGCGTTGCGATTCAGGACTCATAGTGTCGTGTGTTTTGATTTCGTTCATGGTTTTATAAATCCAACTTCTGTTTGTTTATTTGGCTGTTCATCCAATATAAATCCATGCCAGTTCGCGGCGTTCGTGGGTAGCTTGGCAGCGTTTGCATTCCGCGTTGCCGTTCCGTAGCAAGTGGAAGCTCACGCTCCCGCATGCGCATTTCAGGCATTCGTCGCGGCCATCTTCCGGCTTCATCGCGTAGTCTGGGCAGTTTCTTTTCTTCCACCCGTATTCCGAATCAAGTTCGTTTTTGGGCATATACCAACGGGGATTGCGACCAGCAAGGCAGGTTACTTTTTTGTCGTGATAGACGAGGTTGGTGCATTTATCGCAGGGACTCATAAGAGGATGAACAAGTCGTGAGACCTAACCGGATACAGCCGGATTGTTTGATTTTGAAGCGGAGTCCTGCGCGGCTGTATCCGGCAGGTCCACATGGGCGTTCTCCGGATATAAGATGGCGCGGATCAGCTTGAAGGCGACGCTCGAAGGCTTCACCTTGCCCGTCATCGCCCCGTCGCAGATGGTTAGCGCGTGACGAGCGGCTGCAAGATCCGCTTCGAGTTCTAGTCTTCATGCCACACCTCCTTCGTTCAGCACATACTTCATCTGGCCTGCATCCGCGATTGACGCGCACAGTGGGAAGTGCTCTGCGAACTGGGCGAAGATGCTGTTGGCGAGATCACGATGCTCCTTCTGTGCGTGTGCCGAACGACGTTGCCAGAAGTATGTGATCCAACTCCTAACGCTGCCCTTCATGTAGGCGCGAGTGGGTGTGCATAGCGGCAGCACCATACGGGCGGATTCAGGTGCAATGTTATCCTCGATAAGATCGCAGTATTCCCCAACATAGTCGAGTAAGAGTTCTTGCGCCCTCCATGTGGCTTGGGTGCTTACTTCACCCGACCCCTGTCTGTTGCCCCCGTCATGCTTGAATCGAAGCTCAAGATCGCTGAAATCGAAATCTTTAACTTCTGCATAACGTTGCGAGAACTCTTGAAACTTAAACGAACTATGCCGCAGGATTTGAGCCATGATCGCTCTGCTGGTGTGGATCTCGAACGTCACGTCCACCATATCGAACACAGACCAATGTCCGTTTTCCAGACAGTATCGTAGGAGTTTTTCTCCGGTATCGTGATTGTGTTGGTTGTTCGGGGAACTGACGCGTGCCTGATACACGATGAACTCTTCCGGCGTGATGTTCAGTAAGTCCGCTTTGATTGGTTTGGTAATGCTTACGATTTCTGATTTCATTTTGTTGTGTTTAGGATTAAGGATAAGGGGCCCTACATTGAGCAGGGCCCCTGTTGTGTAGGATTATAGTTTCATCACAGATGCGGTTTCGAACCACATCCGCGAGATTGGCTTATCCTGAGGCATGTATGCTTTGGCTGCGTCTACCAGTAGAGCGCATGTAAGTAGCGCCTTTGCGATATCTTGCTGGCCTAGCGTATTGGCTTTCTCCACTAAGGATAGAACATCCAATTTCGGATCGGGCAAGCAGACATCAGAAGCCTTCAGTAGGTATACTGGCTTACCTTCTTTCTTCACTAAGCGTTCAGCTTCCTTGCGTGCGTCTCCAATGGTGGCATGCTTGACAGTGGGTGCTGCCCCACCTTCTGCGTGTAGCATGTAGAATTCTTGATCTTCGAATCTTTTCGCTGGCTTATCTTCAGGTCCGAAGAGTGCGTCGAGTTGTTTGCTGAGTAGGTCTGACATATTAGTTTGCTGTTGCGGGTCTTGGTTAATGGAGATTTGTTTTTGCGTCAATAAATTTTTTCAATCTTTTACGGCTTCGATGTAGCACGTATGCTCGTAGCCAACGGTGCATCCGTTTTGGTATACTACCCATCCGATGTAAGGTGATGTCGTAGCGGCGAAACACACTCTGCGGTCCGTCTTCCAACCCATACCGCGATACACCCAACGGGTGTAGCCTTCAGGAACTGGCGGGTGTGGCGGCAGTCCGTAGGGCGCTGTAGACCCTGTTTTAACGGCTTCATCTTTAGCCACAGCAGCGGCAAATGTAACAGGCACAGGCTTCTTGTTCCGGTCATCCTGCAACGTGCCGCAGTGTCCTGCATCCAGTAGGATGTTGCAGGATGTGGCGATGTGTGCAATGTGCGAGATACCGGATTCAGGGTCCAGATCTTCCCCGTCGCGCCATGCGTTGAGATGACGCATGATGGCTGAGACGTAAGTGCTGGCACACACTCCGGTCTTGCGCCAATTATAGGGTCCGTATTTTTCTGCGCCCAACTTCTGCACCCATGCGGTCTGCTCAAGAGCAAACGGTGGGATTAAATGCATCGGGGCTTTGAGTGCGCCTGCTGCGCCTTTGGGGTCGTTTACTTGTGTGTTCATAGAGATTATTGGTTTGTGTTGTTTTCCGAAGAAATGAACTCGCGCAGTTCCTCATACGCTTTTTGCGTGTGGTATCGCCCTTTGGCCTGTATCAGCCGCACGGCTAGTTCGCGTATGTTTGAGTATTTGATAGCCCATCCAAGGGCACTCGCCGTGCATCCGGTGTGCGTGTGGGTTTCTGCCTGCACGGTTCCTCCGCAGTAGTCGCACGTTCCGCCAACAAATCCTCTTGGCGTATCGCAGCATTCTTGTGTGTTCATGGTTCAGGTTCAATTAGAAATTCGCATTCAAAGGCAATGATCGGAGGTGGGGACAGCATCCAATAATCATCCGGTCTAGGCGCGGTGCGCCGTAGGCATGTTTCACAGCCTTCGCGCCATGCGCTGTCAGCGCCATCTTCGTGCCAGTCGCCGTTGCAGCGGGCGATGTCGTTTGGCAGTGTGTTCATGGCTTCGGTGCGGTCAGTTCTAGTGCGTTGAGCGCGATGATGTTGCCGTCGCTGTTGCCGAAATATGGCTCATAGCCTAGCCTCGCCAATTTGTCTAGAGCAACTCTAGCCACGGTCAGCAGTCGTCGGTATTCCATGGCCTCGCAGGCGTTTTTGTGGGCAAGTTTACCCATGTCTTCAGCGCGATTTTTTTCAATGGTCAGGCGGCGTTCGAGGTCGTTGGCTAGCGCAACCCATTCCGATGTCGCCCTGCGCATGGATGCCATTGCATCTGTTTCCGGCGTTGGTATTTCGTCAATGTTCATGGTTTTGGTGTGGTGTTTAGTTTATATAATCTCTCTGCAATGTCGTGCAGGCATCGGCTGGTCAGCGGCACGACGTTTGCAGGAACAAACCACCAGTAGCCGTCGATAAGGCGAAGCACGCCCACCAATGTATGGTCGTCGCCGCTCGGCAGTAAATACCAGCACTCGATGTCCCCATGGATAAAAAGCGAAGTCGCCGTGTTTCTGAAAATCATGGTTTCGATTCGGTTAGTTTCAATGCTCTATCTGCCATGCGCTCGGCATGTTCAATGTTAGTGCAACCATCAATAATTGATTCCAACGCCTCACGCGCAAGGGTCAAGCGGCGTTCGAGGTTCATGGAGTGCTCATTGATCCTCTCCGCGATTCGATACCAGTTTTTTCCAGAACAGCACGCTGATTGCCATTCCGCATTCGTTTCCGGCGTTGGTATTTCGTCAAGGTTCACGGTTTCGGTGCTTCCTTCTTAGGTTCCTCTTTGGGCGTAGCAACTTCCTTCTTCTTGCCGAAGATGTTTTCGTAGTTGTTCGCATACTTAGCCGTATCCACTTTGCGTGGCAACGACCCCTTACCTGCTCCAGTTCCAAAGCTCATCGTGCAAGGTAGATTGAGGTTACGAGTAGACCTAAGGCGCAGATCAATAGCAGCGCGGCAGGTAGCCATAGTGGCGAGAACACTACAATAAGCGGCAAGGCTAAGACGCCGCTAAGTTTGAGCCACGCAAGGAATGCCGTAAGCAGTAGTAGTAAGGATAGCAGGAGTGATGTTTTCATAATTGGTTACGGCCAACCAATTACTTTACTCGCTACGATGGGTCAAGAATCTTTTTCAGGAATGTGCGTAGCCCCTAAGGCAATAAGCAAATCCTTGAAATCCACCGTATCGACAAAGACCGTATTGGCTTCAACGTCAAATTCATTAGCGACCTCTGTCTTGAATTGGGCGAGCTCATCCTTGTCGAAGAAACTGTCTAGCTCATCCCAAAGCGAGCTCGGCACAGAGCGAGCAAAGTCGTCTTCAATGATGGCTTCCAAACGGTCGAGTATATCCATATAGTGCATTTTAATTATTCTGTAAGTGGTATTGGGCAATGAGTGCCGCGTCAACGATGCCGTCATGTGGCACATAGCTACGCGCCGTAGCAAGCCATTTTTGTTCGGGCCACAAGATATTTGCTTTCCGTAAAGCGAACACTTTGGTTTGCCCTGTTGGAACCTTCTTTCCTAACATCTCAGTTTGCCAATCCTTAACCTGTATCCTTTTCGGTGTGAGCCCAACCGCACGCAGCGAGCCGTCGATCTGACCGAATGAAATACTCATGGACCGCATAGCCTGCGAGTTCTTCGCGTGCTTGAGCGGCTCCTCAACGCAGATGGTCAAAGGGCCAGCACCGTAATTTGATACCCATTGCAGCAAACGTTTCACGTCGATCTCTTCTTTAGGGCCAACCTGTTCGGTGAACATCTTCGTGTAACCGATTACAGCACTATCCGTATTCCGTATTGCGCACAGGCCGCCTTTGAGGCCGTTGTCAATACCGATCGTAACAGGCTCAATCTCCATCGACTTCCTCTGCCTCCACTACGACTTGAGCCCCGCCCGTTGCGGCTTTGGAATTATTGAGCACACTGATGTCAATGGTCAGTGAACTGCTGCCGCCACCGCTTTTCGCGTTGAGCCCTAAGTTGCGCCGGATCAACTGGTCGAGTTCCGACATCTCTCGAACGGTCCTAGGCCCTCGGATATTGAGCAGGTTGTCCCGCAGGATCTTCATCGCGCTCGCGGCAACGTAGGCTTGATACTTGTCGGCGGGCGTTGACTGGCTTTCAGCTACGTCGAGTAGGTTCTGGTCCTCCTCTTCGCGTGCGGCAAGGCGTGCGTCCGCAACGGTGTCATCGACCACAGCAAACAGATTGTCCTCGAACACGTCCACTTGCTCCGTGTTCTTTTCCGGCGCTGCGATGCCCTCAAGCCAACGCACGATGGTTTCACGGCTCACGCCAATCTCTTCGGCAATGCGGGTCTTGTTCACGCCTGACAAGAACAGGTCGCGTGCGCGTGAGATGCGCTCCGCTTTGGCCTGCCTGTTGCGCTCTTTGGTGCGCCGCTCTGATCTCGGCTCGAAGCGGCCTCTGTCACGTTTGAAGATAGGAGCGCAGTCTTTGTCTGGCACAATGGGGTCCACGTAGCGCCTACGGCCCCGCTTCTTTGGGGCGTCAGGTTCAGGCTCCGGATTCGGGTTACAGGATTCAAGCTCGTCGCTCATGCGTGATTTACGCCTGTAAACAATTACTTGTCAATTTATTTAAGGGCTTTATGCTTCCGCCTAATATGGGCCGCCCAAAGAAAGACAATCCGGATAAGGTCACCACTTCAGTATTCGAGCCGCGATTAGACGCCGCAGCCAAACGGATGGACGTTGGAGGATTCTTGATACCGGTTACCAATACGCTTACGGCCTTGCTGTGGGGGTTCGCTAATCACCCATCGCCTAAGGCTAAGGAATTTTATTTCTGGCGTGTTGCTGACCTACTGTGGAACCGAGACGACTTGCCGGAAAAGATGTTCCTGAAACATCCTTGGGCTGAGCAGATCATCCACGAATGCATCAACGAGAAATATTTAGCCATCGGAGGCGCGGCTAGCAGTTCGAAATCGCATACTCTGGCAGGCTACGGCATTATCAGGTGGTTGTCAAGCCCAAAGGATACACTTGTGTTATTTACTTCGACGACTTTGCGGGAAGCCCGTAAGCGGGTGTGGGGTTCGGTGATCTCTTTGCTTTCTGTTATTGACGGAGCCCCGATCAATGTTCGGGACTCTATCGGATCGGCAAACTACGTGGACGAGAAGGGGCAGACCTTTGACCGTGCAGGCCTATCCTTGATCGCAGCGGAACGGAGCCGCACGCGAGAAGCCATCGGCAAGTTCATCGGTCTGAAGCAAAAGCATGTGCTCCTAATCGGTGACGAATTAGGAGAACTCTCGCCCGCCATCACCAACGCTGCCTTAAGTAACTTATCGAAAAACCCTGTATTTGAATTTAAGGGTGCGAGCAATCCGGCCAGTCGCTTCGATGCGTTCGGGGAATGGAGCACGCCCAAAGACGGCTGGGAGACTGTCACGCCGGAAATGGATGACGAGTGGCGCACGAAGTGGGGCGGCAAATATATTCGGCTCGACGGTGAGCGCAGCCCGAACGTAGCAGCAGGCGAAGTTCTGTATCCGTTCTTGCCTACGATCGAGAAGATCGCGGAGGACAAAGCTCTGTTGGGCGAGAAGAGCCGCGCATACTACCGAATGGTGCGTGCCGTGTTCTTCGATTCAGATGAGACAGAAGGCATCTACAGCGAGTCCGAATTGGTAAGTGGAGGTGCTATGGCCAAGACAGGATTCAGAGGCCCTACAACGCTCATTGCGGGCGTAGATCCGGCCTTTACGAATGGTGGTGACCGCACCGTCATGTATCTCGCACGCGTTGGCCAATTCGAATCCGGCCAATATGGGTTCCAATTCGAATCCTGTATCTCGTTCAATGATGACACGACCAATAAGGCAGTCCCCCGAACCTACCAGATCGTGCACCAGATTCGGGATGCCTGTATCCGGTTGGGGGTAAAGCCTGAGAATCTCGCGGTCGATGCAACGGGAGCAGGCTCGCCATTCTGCGACGTGCTTGCAGGCGAGTGGTCCGATCAGTTCTTGCGCGTGCAGTTCGGCGGCAAGGCGTCAGACAGGCGCGTAAGCATGAACAGCAAACTGGTGGGCGAGGAACTCTACGTGAACCGTGTGTCCGAGCTGTGGTTCGTCGGCAAGGAGTTCATTCGCACGCAGCAGCTCAAGGGCGTGGATCTGGAACTCGCCAAAGAGATGTGCAACAGGCAATACGAGATGGTCAAGTCCGGCACGCTACGGGTGAAGATCGAATCCAAGATTGATGTCAAGGCTCGTGTCGGCGCATCGCCCGACTTAGGTGACGCCGCATTCATCACGCTCGAACTCGCAAGGCAGAGGCACGGTCTGGTTGCCGTTGACGCGCCCAAGAATCCGGATGCAGGATTTTTCAGCAGACCCCCGCGCACGCTGCGCGATTTGGATATCGTCAGCAGGTCACAACATTCGCAATTGATCTACGACTAAACGTAAAAAGGTTGCATTAAGGGCTTAGCTGAAGATGCTCGGATGACGTTTTATACATCCCTGAAAAGTTCAAAAAGTTTTTCAAAGGGTAGTAATTCAATATAATTCAAATAATTCTTTAATCGAAAAATTAAATGAATTAACTGAATTAAATTGAATTACTAAAGTATAGAAAAGTTTATAGAGTCTGTATGGTAATTCTCTATTTTGATCGGCAGGGGTTTCTGCGCGGTGGACCTCTGCGTTTGCGTTTACAAAGATATTTCTGCTTGATAATTTTGCTTGCGTAGGGCATTGTTGTGCGCGTGCCAGCAACTTTCAAAAGAACCCCCGACGGAAAACTGAAATACCGAGGCGAACTGTTTGCCGGATTCAACAAGCCGAAGAAAGCGCCTGCTGGCGACCCGAAGAAATACGTCGTGCTCGGCAAGCAAGGCGATAAGGTCAGCAAGGTGAAGTTCGGCCAGCGCGGCTACGATGACTTCTTGCAGCACAAGGACACGAAACGCCGCGCCAATTTCAAATCCCGCATGAACTGCGACACCGCGAAGGATAAAACCACCGCCCGCTATTGGGCTTGCAACTACAACTGGTAACCCATGGCTGAACGACAACAACCACAACTGAGCCGCCGTGATGCGCGTAGAGAATTCAATCTGCAAACCTACGGCACGAACATCCCGAACGTAGAGCAGAAACAGGCTTACGCCCAAAGCCTCGCGTCCGCTGAGAAGAAGGGCGCTGCGCTCAAAGCGGGCTTCACCCCACCTACCGCTGCGGCTACAGGCGATTTGCTGAAGCGCCGTTTGGAACTCTTCAAAGGCATGCAGGATGTGGGCCGTGAGAAAGCTGCGGAGTTTGCTGAGGAAGCTGAAGGTTTGCAGATCTCCAAATCCGGTTTCCGGCAGGCGCTTAACAAGATCCCTCTTACTGCTGCGGCTACGGCCACTACGCCTGCGGCCACAGAGAACGTAATCAAAGTCCCTGAACTAGCTGGTCCTCCAGCCTCTGCGGCTATTGGTGGCAGTAACACTGCGGCTACCACTACTCCTCCTCCGTTGCTACAACGGCCCTCGTCTACAGTAATCCCGACTGCTCTGCGTCCTGTAGCCGCTATCCCGTCCGCTCAACAGCTTCTGCAAGAATCTTTGGCACGCACTAAAGCACGTGAGTCTGCTGCCACCCCTATGGCTACTGCGGCTCCTGCTGCTGCCCCAACGCCAACGGTGTCTTCGATGGCCCCACGCACGAAGCCTGTCTCCACCTTAATGCCAAAACCTCCTTTGCCTGAGACGGAGGGAATGCCCCCTAGAGTTTCCGGTAGCGCACCTTCCGCTAGCTTTACGCCACCTACAACTGGCGAAGGTTTATCTGAAGCTGAAAACTTCGCACGCCTTAAACAATCAGGATACACGACGAAGCAAGCTGCTGCGTTGTTGGGCCTGAAAGATAAAAAGGCCCCTGCTTGGATGGAAGACTCTGCCGCTGCAAAGGTCTACAATTTCCTTAACCGTTACTGATACTCTAAACCCAATGGCCGAAACAGGACTATCTTACGAA